ACACCTTCATAGGGGATATTATTATCTTCACAAAACATAGTAAGCGCAGCTTTAAATCCACCGTAGCAATGTGCGGCATCAACACCAATATGTTTTCTTACTTCTTCAAAATAAATTACACCTATACCTAATAATGAATTATTGTGGATTTCTTGTAGGTGGTTTCTAAAATTAACAAATCTTCTATCAGCACTTTGAAAACGAGTAGCTTTAAAGTTTTCGCTATAAGATACCATCCCTAATTCTGTACGTTTGGTAGTCATAGCAAAACCTGTTGTCGTGCCTAAGTCTAAGGCTAATATTATTTTAGTCATTTTCTAGTTCCTCAATTAATTTATCTAAGTACCACTTAGCTTTCTTTAAATCTTCTACTTTGTTTTTATGGTCAGCTCGTGAGACATATTTTATTATGTTACCTTTGCAAAAGCCAGCTAATTGCGTTGGTGATAGTTTAGCTTTTAAGTAATCAAAAGTTTCTATACCACCAAACTTATAGTGATCTGGGTTTATATTATCTTTACTCATTTTATAGTTTTAAAATATTAGCCCAGTCCATAGTCTTATAGCATTTCCTAAAATCAACATAACTATCTAAATCCATTATCTTATTATTTTTCATATCAACCACCTTATATTTTCTGGTTATTCTTTTAGTATCGGAGTTCATGACTTCACTAGTTAATAATACTCTGGCGACAGTCTCACCATTTATAATTAGTTCTTTTTGGGTGTTTAAAATTATTTTCATAATATTATTTCTTATAGTTAATACCTTCCCAACCTTCCGCAGCTACAGGGCAATCTTTAGCCCAGTTGGGCGTTGCGGCCATTAAATTACAAAATCTTTCTAGTGGGTTTTGTAATGCTGTTTGCTGTGGTATCTCCGCAACTAATTCGTCATGTACGGATAGAACAATATTGAAACCTTCATCTTCTATACGTAACATTGCGTCAGCCATCAAGTCTCTTGCCACTGCTTGAGTTATATTCTCCACCAGCTTACCGCCGTATGTACCATTACGAAATGCCTTACCCATCTTTTCAGCTAGATAGCTTAGTTCTATAGACTCGCCCCAATCGTTTTGCTTCATCTTCAATTCTGGTTTGTAATAGTGTAGACAACGGCCACTTGGTAATTGACACTTTAAGAAATCATCTTGCATAAACCAAATAGTTTTACCACATTCTACACGATTACCAGTTCTCACCGCTGTGTGTGCTGCTTTCTCTTGATCGTACCAAAGTTGCCTAACATGGTGGTAGGTTTGGCGATAAGTATTAATAGCTGTTTTAGCCAAGCCTTCGTGTACTTTAATTCCCCAGCTTAAACAAGTCTCGTAGAATTTAGGTGCGCCCATTCCGTAGCCTGCGCCAAGTATAGCAGCTTTACCTAGTTGTCTTTGTTCTGCGGTTACGTCCTTAACATCTACTCTATAAATATTAGAGGCCATATCTTTATACAAGTCCTCACCGTTTCTAAATTGGTTTAGCATCTTCTCACTACCTGCAAGCCAACCGAGAACTCTAGCCTCAATAGCTGCAAAGTCAGCAACTAATAGTTTCTTACCTTGTGGTGCGCATACCATACCTCTTATAGCTGACGACATAAAACCCATTACATCATCGGTTAGCATCTCAATACTTGATGCGCTGCCTTGCTTAATTAGCTTGATAGCTGTAGCCATATCTTTAATACTACCTCTTGGTAGGTTTTGGAATTGCACCAACTTACCAGACCATCTACCAGTTGAAGCACCGTGGTACATAAGCACATCACGGATTCTACCATCTGGTGCAGTAGAGTTTTTCATAGCTTCATATTTAGCCGTAGATGTTTTACTTAATGCTTGGCGTATCTCTAATACTCTTTTAACCTTAGCATCTTCAACAGTTTTTAAAGCCTGCTCTACATCTGCTTTAGTGAGTCCGGGTAATTCTTCACCACGTTCTTTACACCATTCAAGGATTCTAGCTCGTTGGCCAACAGTAGTTATCTTACCTTCGGTTAGTATATCTAATTCTTTTTCTAGTTTTTCTGAATACTCACCTAATATCTTTAGTGATTTATTGACAGCATCTATATCTATATGGACACCACGCTCGTTAATCTTTTGGTCTAACTGCCAAACTTTTAATTCTCTATTTGGTAGACCACCTAGTTTATTTGCTATTGCGTACTCTGCTTCAACGTCTGATTTACAATAGTCATATAGTGTTTGGAATTTTTCTGGGTATTCTTGTTGCTCAAAGAAACCACCAACTCTTGGTTTTGGTTTAGAGAGTTGTAACATAACTCTTTTACCTTCGTCATCTTTAATAGTTGAAAGGCCAAGTATTTTACCAGCACCACCCAATGATCTTGGCAAAGCGTGATATGCTGCAACACTAGCTGAACAACGCCACTGCTCTGGTTTAATCTCTGGCCAACCATATCGTTTAACCATGATGTTATGCCAGATAGCTTTCTCAAAGAAAGCGTTGTGAGCTTCTACTAATACCCCATTGCTGATATAAGATTTCACATGGTTAACACAATTAAATAAAGTTAAATTAGTGTTTGACCCGTCAAATTGTTCTGGCTTCAAAAGGAAAACATCAGTGTGGTCTACCTTAACAGCCATACAAAGTATCTCGGTACTTGGATGCAATGAATACACCCAAGCACCGGACTTCTTTATATCAACCTCTGATCTTGTTTCAAAGTCAATATAGATCATTACCCTAGCAAGTTTGAAGATTGATAATTATCTGGGTTGTCAGCTTCATCATCAATAACGTCAAACTCGTCTGCTGCTGATACTCTAGCTGCGCCGAAGGCTTCACCATCTTTAACTTTTTGTACGTTGTTAAGAGATAAAGAAACACCACGGTTGCCAGAACGGTCATAAGCAAAAGCATTAACACTGGCTCTTATGAAGCAGCCACCATATATTTCTTCTTCGGTTAAGATGTCTTGATTTTGAGAATCAACTACACCCGGCTTACGAGTGTTCTTAACGGTGATGAAGAAACAGCCGTGATATTCTGGGCCATAAGGTTCACCATTCTTTTTAGTACCATCACCATCCTTGATTGGATTGTTAAGTACCTTTGGTACTTTTGTACCCCATTTTTCTTTAATGGTTTTCTCTAACAATTCTTTTAGTTTTGTTAGATCAGTTTTCTTATCAAACAAAATATCAACTGAATATTCGGACTTGCCGGACATCTCGTTTAATTTAGGTTTCATAAGGTTAGGGAAAGACGCTCTTCCTACGGGAGTAATTACTTTATTAGTCATGTCATTACGTGTTATTAAGTTAATAAAAAATTTAGCCTTCAATGACATCAAAGTCAGATCGGGCAGACGATTCCACAGCAGGCCTCTTATCACTAACAGGCACCATTGTGTTACCGTTATCTGGGGTTTCGCATAGCGAAGCCACTAGATTCTTACCAACCAGCTTTTCTAATTGAGCTGGTGATTTTAATTTTGGATTGGTTAATAGAGTTTCTAATGGTTGATCTTCCATTAACCTTTCTTTTGTTTTCTCTTCATCAATCCATTTACGATTAGCTCTTTTCTTAACGAGCTTGTAACCATCAATAGATTGGCCACGTTCTAATTCATTGAACGCATAAGACTCTACAGCTTTTAGCCATGAAGATATTACTGGTGCAAAATCTAAAACCTTTTTAATATCTACTGGTTTCAAACTGTCTGGTTCTGGTAATATTATCTCTTCATCTTTGAATTCTGCTTTAGCAACTTCTAAAGATTTCTTTTCTAATTGTGGACACACTGCTTGAGCAGGGCAGAACCTACACCATTCGCCTTCTTTAAGTTTTGGCTTCTTAGCTTCGCAAGCCTTAACTCCTTTCTTTAGAGTCTTAGCAAACTTATCAAGGTAGCCAACAGTAGTTACCCAAGATTTAATTGGTTCACCTGCTGCTCTTGGCTGAACGATAGTTAATTTGATCTGACTATCTGGGTGTAAGTCTTGTACATTAGCAGCACCCAAACCATAGTATGCTAGCTGTGTATTCTCTTCTGGGCTTACTGCAATACCAGCGCCATGTTTGTAATCA